CGCTCCTTCATTACCCTCGTACAATGTATATAAACACTGACCAACGGGTAGATTCCCAACATTGCAATCCCAAGCATCAAAACGGCCAGTAAATGGACTAAGGTTTTGAGATTTTGGAAAGTCGAAAAAATAATCTTCATTGGTTGCAACGTGGTGAATGTTTAAATATACCCAATCACCGCTCACCATGTTCTCGGTAGCGGTAAAGTATAGGCGGTTAACTGCGTTCGTTGTGATCAACTGCATATTTATATAATGGGAAAAAACGAAAATGTAACGAATAAAAAAAGGGAGCGTAAACGCCCCCCTTCAAAATATGGAAAGTGTGTAGGGTTAGGTATGTACTACAATCGTTCCTGAGAATTCAACAACGGGCGATTTTTCCATGGAAGTAAACGTCAAAGTCATGCCGTTTAAATCACCCATCGCAGTTCCTGTTGCAGACGTTCCAGTGGTCAAATAAACTCCGTTCTCCAATCCCATAATCCATTTTTCACCGTTACGGTCAACGGCTATAACGGCTAACTTAGCTTGGGCTAATAACTTCAACTGATTTCGAAGTGATGCGGTTAGCTTAGGCAATACGATTGAAAGTTCTGTTTGATAAAATGTAGTACCATTTTCAACGCTCGATGTTACCGTTTCGGTAAATTGAGCCGTATTCATTGGTAATTCGTATTTGTAAAACGAACCCGTTACTGTTGAAATTACCCCTGACGATTCAGCACCATAGGTAATATCCACGAAGTTTTCCAAGTAAACTTCTTTTAATCCACCAACGCTGTCTTTACAAGCGAGTGAATATCCTGCGGTTAATGCGCAACTCATATCTTTTTTTCTTTATTTATGTTCAAAAAAAAGGGTGGGCGATTTCACCCACCCCTTGGTTAATAGTTCAATCGTTCGATTAAGCACCCATCATGAAACGGCGAGTCTGATCAGGGAAAGCGATTTGAACGCCTGCCTTGAACTCGCACACGAAACGAACTTGGTCATTTTCCTTAGCATAGAAAATTTCGAAACGCTCTTCTTCATTCAACAAGTCAGTACCGAAAACGAAGTGAGAAGTACGACCTGCGTACAAATCATATTGACCGTTCAACCCGTTTACTCCGTACAACTTGATGTTTGAACCTGGCAACGTCAATTCGTAATTCTCAACTCCATTCAAGTAAGAAATATTGAAGAAGTTTTCAGCTACCAAACCTTGCTTAATAGCAGTGAATACGTCGATACCGCAGAAAATAGCAACGTCGTCGTAACCTTTGATGTCAGCAGGAAGGTAAGTTTCAAACGTGTTCAACAACTTCAAAGCGTTTGTAGGTGTTGATACCAAAGTAGCGAAAGTAAGGTCTGTAGCCCAACCGTAAGCAGAATCGTTTAAATCGATACAAGCCGTTAATGGAGAGGCAATAGATGCATCAGCAAAAATCTTTTGCAATCCAGTGATTGAACCTCCTGAACCTGTACCTTGCCAAATAGCAGTTTCCAAGGTCTTCTGAATAGAAGCAACCTTTTGTTCAGCGTAAACTTGCTCGAATGGAATAGTTGTTGGCATTGAACCCGCAGTCAATTGGGTTTGCATCCAGTACGCTTCCAAAGCCTTTGGGCACATTGCTTCGTGAACCTTGGTGTGAACCGCAGTCAAGTTACGTTGTGTGAAATCGGTAGTGTTTCCATCACCATTGAAACCGCAACTATTGCCATAAGCAAAAGTAGTTGTGGTATCCAACAAGTTCAAAGCAGAAACATACTTCACACCAACTTGCTTATTAATCAAAGAAATGGTGCGTGCGTTAAATAACGACTTTGTGATTAAGGGTAGGGTTTGCTCGTTAGTATAGGCAGTTAACCCAGCTAAATTGTAACTCATTTTTGTTTATTTTAATGCGTTTAAAAGTTTTGAAAATTTATCGTTTTGCTTTTCCTTTGGATTCAAGTAGGTGAAAGCAACAGGCTTGGAAACCTCGGCAGTTGGACGGCTTGCAACCTCTTCAACAACGGCACTCATGGCTTCGGTAGCTTTACCCATTCCATCCATGCGAGTCATCAAATCAGCGATCATACCTTCCAACTTCGTGATACGCTCGCTCATTGATTCCATTTCCTTGGCATGATCGGGCATCATTTCAGCTTCTGCCATTTCCTCTTTGTTTTCGCCTGCTTCGATTTCTACTTCAACCTTTGGCTCTTCTTCAATAGGCATGATTTCAACAATCTTACCCGCTTCGGTTTTGATCTTAGCAACACCTACCAATTCGTGCTCACCATCGGGAGCGGGAACGGCATTACCATCTCCATCGATTACCATTACCTCTGCACCAACAACGATTTCACCGTTTATCGATACTTGACCACCACTTGCAAGGTCGTACATGGCGAACTCTTGGGCGGTTGTGGTAACTTCACTCGACATCAGATAGCTTTTAATTTTTAGCAATTCAGCTTTAATATCCATGTGATAAAAGTTTTATACTTATGAAATGGGAACGTAAAAAAAAGTGACAAAAAAATTATAGCATGGAAAGAATTTCATCAATCAAAATCACTTCCAAAGGCAGTTGCTTGGATGCTTGGAATGGTGCGTGAATGAAGTCACCTTCAACGCTGAACCCTTTGAATGTTCCATCTTTAACTTGATTCCATACGTCTTCATTATTCACTTTGTACGTTCCAAACCAAGTGCCTTCGGGGCAATCCTCAAAGCCTTTGGGAGTAACGATACCGCGATCAGCATCGGTAATAAACGATTCAATCATGAACACATCCTTGATCGGTGTTTTGTGTTCAGTGTTGACGTTTGAAATGTATTGGTTTTGCATGAACTTCTCCGCAATCTTTTTAATCGTTTCAGCGGTGTAGGTTACGTAGTACTCACCAAACTTTTCATCACGTCTGAAAATCATTGAATCTGGAATCATTAACGGACCTGTAACCAACCGTTTTTCTTCGTTCGATGTGAACTTCATGCGATTGTTAAATGCGTGGAAATTACGCTCGATTGCGGGAGCGTTAACAAGTGCGACAAAGTCAACACCTGTGCCTTCGTCATCGTTTACTACAAGCGAGTAAACGGGTAAATCATTGTAAGTATTCATATTTATTTTCCTAATGTTGCGGTTCTTTGTAATCTTTGTGAGCGTTTTTGTTTGTCTGAAATATCGGTTTCAAGTACGTATGTTCTCATGGAACCTTGTTTAAGGTTGCCCTGTGCATCAAGTTGTAATTGAGTGCTTCCGATCGTTGGTGTAGTTGTAGCCATTGCAGAGGGTGATGGAACTGAACCAACACCACCCCCACCACCTTCGGAACCTGAACCGCCTTGGAATTGGGTTTTTGAAATTTTAGCAACTTGTGCAAGTCCAGTGGTCAAGGCAATACCCGCTTCAACAAATTGCGCACCCGTTGCAAGCTTAACAGGGTTACCACCTGCGGTCAACGCTCCGTTAACGGCCAAGAAAGTGCTTATCAAAGCTTGTGCAATGCTGAACTTTTTATTTCTTTCAAATGCTTTCCTTTGGCTTGCTTCATCCTTTTTAGCAAAAGCATTGTTTAATTCAGTCAACGCATTTAATCCATCAATGGTTAACTTGCCCCATTTATTTATATTTTCTTGCCTTTTCTTAAATGCTTCGTCATTTAATTTTGTAACGGTATCTTGATATTCTTTTTCGCTAATGATTCCTTGTAAATAGTATTCTTTTGCAAGGTCGAGTTTTTTCTGTAGTCCAATTCGCTCGGAATCAACCATACCTTGGAAGTAAGTTCTATCCGCTTCAAGTGATTTCAACCGTTCCTCTTCATCTAACTTCTTTCGCTCTTCCGTTGCTTTATCATTGATGTCCTTTTTCTTTAATGCAATTTCATCAGCTAAGGCAGTGGTATCATTCCCGTATTTCTTTTCAATTTCAAGTTGCTTTTCAAGTTTCTGAATTTCTAATGTTTCAGTTTCTTGGTCATTAAGTTTAGCAACTGCAATTAAATGCGCGTAATAGGCATCGTTTGCCTTGATGCTATCTTCATATTTCTTTTTCTCTCTTTGTTTATCTTTTTCATCTTGTTCTTGTTTCCTTTTTTCTGCTTCCTCATTGCGTTTTTTAACGCCTTTTTGGTAGTTAATATCAAGCAATTCACGATCCTTCACCAAATCACGTGCGCTTTCAACAAGTTCAAAAAGTTTCTTTTTCTCGTCTTCGGTTGCAGTACCCAATGCCATCTTTCGCTTAATAGCATCTTGTTCAGCATAGTTGTTTTTCAAACGAAAATCGAGTAGTTCCTTTTCAAGTTTTAGGATTTCTTTATCGCTTTTTCCCTTAGCCTTTGCAAGTTCTATACTCCGTTGCATTTGCTTTTCCATGCTTTGGTTGTAGTTCGCAACCTTTTCAATAGCCTTCAAAGATTCCTCGGCATTCTCTTTGGTTTTTGCGGTGCTAGCATCGTCAATCAACCCGAAAGAAATAGTGCTTAAAAAGTCACGTACTTTGGCAATAATTCCATCGAACGGTTTTAAAAGGTTCATCACAACCTTTTTAACATCCTCAAAGTTTGCAATAAGCAAACCCAATCCCGCCACCAAAGCCATAACACCCGTCGCCATTAACGCCTTGGAAAATCCTTTTGTGGCTTTCGTGCCCACATCCGTTGCAACTGCATTAGCCTTTTGTGCTTTTCCTAAAAATGCTAAAGAAAACGCACTATCTTTTTGAAGGATGTTGGTAATAGAAGTAACTCCTCGAAGCAATGCCATTGCACCC